AATTACTATACAGATGTTATCTTTCGTGGTTCTAACTACATTTTCTGGACAGATCATATTTCTGCTGGTACTAACTGGGGTACAGATGTTGCAACGGGTACGGACTATACAATAGTAAGTGGTGTCTCTGTTGATACTTTAACAGGTGGAACGGACGATTACTCTGTTACTGCTGGTGAAGTTGAAGTTGCATATGACAAGTTTGCTGACACAGAAAATCTTGATATCAATCTGATTATGGGTGGTCCAAGTTCAGGTGTTGCAGATACAGAGGCTGGTCAGGATACTCTTGTAACCATGATCACAGACCTCGTTGAAGATCGTAAGGATTGTGTTGGTTTTGCATCACCTTATCGTGCTGCGGTTGTCGGTGTTACATCATCCATCACTCAGACACAAAATGTTAAAGATGCATTTGACAAGTGTCCATCATCTTCGTACATGGTATTCGATAGTGGATACAAGTACATGTATGACAAATACAACGATGTATATCGATTTGTTCCTTTGAACGGTGATACTGCTGGTCTTTGTGCATACACAGATGGTGTTGCAGACCCTTGGTTCTCACCAGCGGGTTATAATCGCGGTAGTGTTCGTGGTGCAATAAAGCTTGCATATAACCCAATGAAAGCGGATCGTGATATTCTTTACAAGGCTCGGATTAACCCAGTGGTTGACTTTCCTGGCCAGGGTGTAACACTCTTTGGTGATAAGACTGCTCTTACAAAACCAAGTGCATTTGATCGCATTAACGTGCGCCGACTGTTCCTTGTTCTTGAGAAAGCAATCGCTACTGCTGCTAAGTATATGCTCTTTGAGTTCAACGATGAGTTTACACGGGCACAGTTCCGTAACATGGTCGAACCCTTTCTACGAGATGTACAGGGACGAAGAGGTATTTTCGACTTTAAGGTGATCTGTGATTCAACTAATAATACTGGTGAGGTCATTGACCGCAACGAGTTTATTGGAGATATCTATATTAAACCCGCTAGGTCAATCAACTTTATTACACTAAACTTCATCGCCGTTCGAACAGGTGTTGCGTTTAGTGAGGTAGGAGGTTAATCATGGCAAACATAGATGACTTTAAAGCTAATCTAATCGGTGGTGGTGTACGCCCCAATCAGTTTCGGGTAACAATTACTCCACCAGCTGGTATTGCAATCGGACTTGATGTTCGTAGAACATCTTTTCTTGTAAAGGCATCAGTATTACCAGAAAGTACAATCACTGAAATCGAACTCAAGTTCCGTGGTCGTACAATCTACATGGCTGGTGATCGAGCAGCCCCAGACGCTTGGACAACCACGTTCTATAATGATACAGACTTTATGGTTAAAAATGCAATTGAACGGTGGTCGAATGGTATCAATGACTTTGCACTGAATACTGGTGTAATTGCTCCTGCGGATTATCAGACGGATTTAACTGTAGAACAGCTGGATCGTGACGATACAATTCTGAAGACATACATCTTAAAAAACTGCTGGCCGATAAATATTGGTACAGGCATTGCATTGGATGCTACAGCTGAAAACACACTTGAAGAATTTGAAGTTTCTTGGAGATATCAACACTTTGAAGCATCCGGCGTCAACTTCTAATTTGAACCTACTAAATAGACGGTAGGAGATACAAACATTATGGCAGAATTATTCGGCTTTTCAATACAAAAAGCACAGAAGGATCAAGGGCCCCGTGAAAAAACTTTCACGGACCCTACTTCTGATGATGGCGCAATTGAGATTGCGGGGGGAGGATTCTTTTCATCTGTACTAGATACAGATGGACGGGAACGCAATGACCTTGATCTTATTCGTCGTTACAGAGATATATCTATGCAATCGGAGTGTGATGCTGCGATTGAAGATATTGTGAATGAAGGTATTATTTCAAACCTTAATGACATTCCAGTTAATATAGATTTACACAATCTACAATATTCAGAAAAAATCAAAACTAGAATTAGAGCAGAATTCAGTGAAGTTCTGCGACTTCTCAGTTTTGGTGAAAAGGGACACGATATTTTTCGTCGGTGGTATATCGACGGGCGCATCTACTATCACAAAATTATTGATTCTAAAGACCCAAAGAGAGGACTTTTACAGCTAAGGCATATTGATGCTACTAAGATTCGTAAGGTCAAAGAGACACAGAAAGACCCTGATCCAAAGAATCATGGTATTGAGATGGTAACAAAAGTAAATGAGTATTTCATTTATACTGATAAAGGATTTGCATCTGCTGGTGGACAAGGTAATGACCAAGGAATTAAAATTGCTGCTGATTCAATAGTATATGTTCCATCCGGTTTACTTGATCACAACTCTGGTCGAGTTATTTCTTATTTGCATAAGGCAATCAAACCAGTTAACCAGTTGCGTATGATTGAAGATGCGATTGTTATCTATCGTATCTCTCGCGCACCTGAGCGTAGAATTTTCTATATTGATGTCGGTAATTTACCGAGGATTAAAGCAGAACAGTATCTAAAAGATGTGATGAACCGTTATCGCAATAAGCTTGTTTATGATGCAACAACAGGTGAGATTCGGGATGACAGAAATCATATGTCGATGCTTGAGGATTTCTGGCTTCCACGACGTGAAGGTGGTAGAGGTACAGAGATTACAACACTTCCCGGCGGTTCTAATTTGGGAGAAATTGATGATATCATATACTTCCAACGAAAACTATATCGTTCTCTCAATGTTCCAATTAGTAGACTTGAGGCAGAAAATGGATTTAGTATGGGAAGGGCATCAGAGATTACTCGTGACGAACTTAAATTTACCAAGTTTGTTCAACGGATTCGGAAAAAATTCACTCCTCTTTTCACTGACCTTCTTAAAACTAATCTTCTGCTTAAGGGAATAATTTCTCCAGAAGATTGGCCGAAGATGCAGGAGCATATTCAATATGACTTTATGGAAGATGGTCACTTTGCAGAGCTGAAGGATGCGGAACTTCTTAATGACCGTATTCAGACTCTTGATGGTATTCAGTCTTATATTGGCACGTTTTTCAGTAAAGAGTTTGTATTGAGGAAAGTTCTGAATTTGACTGATGCAGAAATTAAAGAAATGCGCGACCAGATGGCCAAAGAACTTGATACTGATCCAATGGACGGTGGAGTTGTAGTACCAGATGGTGGTGATGGTATCACAAGGTATCCACAAGATGCCGCTGGTGGTATTGTAACACCAGATGAAATGCCAGACTATGAAGAACCAGAAGATGACGGTAATAATTTTAATGGAGGAAAATAATTATGAGTAAAGATTTTGTAGATTCAATTTCAACAGGTGACAATCTTGGAGCAGAAACCGCATTTAATGTTGCGATGGCCGCAAAGGTTGGTGACACATTGGAAATTAAACGCAAAGAAGTATCAAAAACTTTTGTTAAGACAAATAATACGGATCAGGAAGCGGATGTAAATGAAACGGATTGAGGAAATCTATGAGTCAACTGTTGTTGAACGGGATGAACACAAGAAATCGAAGCAATATAAGCGCCTTTCGCCTAAAATGAAGGATGCTGTGGACGATTTGTTCAAAAAAATGGACTCTAAACCTTCAGATTTCCTAAATAGTTTCGAAACAACTATTACAGTTATATCAAAGAAATTTAAAGTCCCTGAGAAGGAACTTCTTGGGTATTTCGAAAAAGAAATGTTAGCGATCTAGGGGAGATAGAATGGCCATTGTTACAAGAACACTCAGAGATACTGTCGTTAATGCAGCCGGCGCTGGTGGAACAGTTACAATTAAAGTTGATATCGAAGATGATGCTGCTGCAGATGGTGCTATTTTAGATGCAAGTGCTCTGAGTGGCCACGCGAATGGTGCAAAACTACACATTGCCAGACTTTGGTGGGCATTGACTCAAGGTAGTGCTGATGATGATACTGGTCATGTTGAAATTCAAGAAGTATCTTCTGGAACAGATATTGTTCAGATTAGACTTGCCGGAACTGGACACTATGATGGTTCTGCTGGCGTTATCGCCGGAACTGCTGCAAACACAACCGCAACTTCTGGCGATCACCAAATAACTACTTTTGGTACATCTGGATTTGTTATAATTGAATTCAAAAAAGACGAAAACTATACAGCGTAAGGATAGAACAATGAAACTTTTTTCAGAATCAGTAGAAGAAGTAGAATATATCACTGAAGCAAAAGAGGGCGGTGGTAAGGACTACAAGATTCGCGGTATTTTCATGCAAGCTGATATCAAGAACCGTAATGGTCGTGTATATCCTATGGAAATTCTTCAGAAGGAAGTTGCAAAGTATAACAAAAATTTTATCAACGAGAGTCGCGCATTCGGCGAGCTCGGTCATCCTGACGGGCCTACTGTCAATCTGGAACGTGTATCTCATATGATCACGTCGTTGGCCCCAGAGGGAAAGAACTTTATTGGAGAGGCGAAGATTATGTCTACGCCTATGGGTGAGATTGTGAAGAGTCTTATGGACGAAGGTGCAAAATTGGGCGTTTCCTCACGAGGAATGGGTAGTTTAGACGAAAAAGGGGGCGCAAGTTATGTGCGAGATGACTTCTATCTCGCGACAGCAGCAGATATTGTTGCTGATCCTTCCGCACCAAACGCTTTTGTTGAGGGTATTATGGAAGGTAAGGAGTGGGTTTGGAACAACGGAGCGTTGTTGGAATCGGAAATGGTAGAGATGAAGAGGGAATTTGATGTAAAACAACGTCAAAGACACGCAAATAGGGAAGCTTTAGCGTTTGCTAGGTTTCTTAAAAGACTTTAATTTATAAATAATCAACAGAACTAGGTAAGGAGACACCCTATGTCAGAATTAGAACAAACAATCGAAGAGTTGGAAGCGGAAGTGCTTGCTGAACTCGAAGAGGCAAGTGACCCCCAAACAAAGGGTGCCGCTCCAGCCGAAGGCAAAAAGAAAATTGGGAATGAAACACCTGGCGGTGAAGTAGAAGACGGTGGAGAACCCGTGGTAGAACCTGATGCAAAGAAATCACCAACAGATGTTGCTGCAAAGAAAGCTAAAGAAGTTAAAAGCGATGCACAACAGAAGGGTGCTGGTAAAGCAGACAAACCCGAAAAACTTGCCGCTGGTGATCAAGTAGAACCAGAAGAAGGTCAAGAGGAAATTGCTGAAGCAAAGAAAATGACTAAAGCACAGGCTCTTGAGCAAATCGGAAAGATGAAGAAGAGTGACATCGAAGAGATGATGGCAACTCATGCTGGAAAACTTTCTGAGGCAGAGAATGCTCAAACAGAAGAGGAACTGGCGAAACTTGAAGATGCTAAGGCAGAGATCGAAGAGAAGATCAAGTCTATTAGTGTCAAGGAAGATGTTGCTGCTCTCGTAGAGGGTGAAGGACTTTCTGAAGAATTCAAAAATAAGGCAGCTACAATCTTTGAAGCTGCGGTTAAATCGAAGACTCGCGAAGAAATCACTCGTATTCACGACACGATGACTTCCGAATTTGATGAAAAACTGGAAGAGTCTGTTAATACTCTTACAGAAAAGGTAGATACTTATCTCAACTACGTTGTAGAGGAATGGACGAAAGAGAACGAGTTGGCAATTGAGCGCGGTTTAAAGGGCGAGATTGCAGAAGACTTCATCTCTGGGCTGAAACAGTTGTTTGAAGATCATTATATTGATGTGCCGAATGAGAAATATGACGTTCTCGAAGCACAGTCTGACAAGATTAGCGAACTAGAAGAAAAAATTAATTCTGTTATGGAGCAGAATGTTTCTCTTACACAAGTTAAATCACAATTAGTTCGTGAACAGGTCATCTCAGAGGTTTCCGAAGAGTTGACTGACACAGAAATTGAGAAGTTCAAGTCTTTAACAGAAGATGTTGACTTTGTTTCGGAAGAGTCGTTCCGTGCAAAACTTAACACCTTGAAGGAAAGTTATTTCCCGAAAACTGTAGTTGAACAGAGTTTTAATGATGAAGAAGATGGCACCGCACAGGACATTGATACGACTGGCGCTATGACAGCGTATATGTCGGCAATTAGTCGTAACAAAAAGCGTGCCCAATAATATTATAAACGGATGTAAATTATAAAGGAGAAACAAATGTTTCAAACAGAACATCTACAAGAAAAGTGGCAGCCAGTCCTAGAACACCCCGATCTACCACGGATTGAGGATTCTTATAAGCGGGCAGTTACCACTCTCATCTTAGAAAACCAAGAAAAAGCAATGCGTGAGGATCGTGGTTTCCTTTCGGAAACAGCGCCAGTCAATGCGTCGAGTGGCGGACAGATGGACACATGGGATCCAATTTTGATCTCATTGGTTCGTCGTGCGATGCCTAATTTGATTGCTTATGACGTTTGCGGTGTGCAACCAATGACAGGTCCAACGGGTCTGATCTTTGCCATGCGCTCCTCGTTACTGTCGCAAGACGGTGCAGAAGCACTTATGGATGAGTCTTTCCCAGGCGGTACTGGTCGTTCCAATCAAAACAATGCCGGTACAATCGGTGGTGGTGATGTTGCTTCTACAGAAACTAACCCATCAGTTCTTAATGACAGTCCTGTTGGAACATACACTTCGGCAACAGGTATGACAACTGCCCAGGCTGAAGCACTTGGTGATAGCAGTTCAAATGCTTTCGCTGAAATGGCATTCTCAATCGAGAAGACCACAGTTACAGCAGTTTCCCGTGCGCTCAAAGCTGAGTACACAATGGAACTTGCACAAGACCTTAAAGCAATTCACGGTCTTGATGCCGAGACGGAACTCGCCAACATTCTCAGCACAGAAATTCTTGCTGAAATAAATCGTGAAGTTATTCGTTCTCTGTATGTTACAGCGGTCAAGGGTGCTCAGGTTAATACAACTACTGCTGGTATCTTCGATCTGGACACCGACTCAAATGGTCGTTGGTCAGTTGAGAAGTTCAAGGGTCTTATGTTCCAGATTGAACGTGATGCCAATGCGATTGGTCAACAGACTCGTCGTGGCAAGGGTAACATGCTGATTGTTTCAGCTGATGTTGCTTCTGCTCTTCAGATGGCTGGTGTTCTTGATTACACGCCTGCTCTTAACAATAACCTCGCAGTTGACGACACATCCTCCACATTCGCTGGTGTGATGAATGGTCGCTTCAAGGTTTATGTTGACCCATATGCTGCCAACGTAGCTGCTTCTCAGTACTATGTTGTTGGTTATAAGGGCACATCACCTTACGATGCTGGTTTCTTCTACTGCCCATACGTTCCGCTTCAGATGGTTCGTGCGGTTGGTGAGAATTCCTTCCAGCCCAAGATTGGTTTCAAGACACGTTATGGTCTTGCTGCTAACCCATTCGCTGCTGCGGGTGCGGTTGCTGCTGGTGACACGGTTAATTCCGATGCGTCAATTGATGCGAACACCAACGCTTGGTATCGTCGAGTTAAAGTTTCTAACCTTATGTAAGATAAGGGGTTTAATAAACTTTTGGGGGTGCTTTCGGGCACCCCCTTTTTTATTATAAATAGATGTATGGCCACAGCACAATCACCTCTCGCAAGACAACCAGATAAGTTAGACTATGCAAGTCCAACTCAGTTTCGATTTGGTATTAACCAACTTCCAAAGGTTGAGTTTTTTACTATTAATGCAAACTTGCCTGGCATTGAAGGCGCATCTTTTGATTTTGCAAACCCATACAAGAATATTCCAATTATGGGTGAAAAGTTGACATATGCTAATCTTGATATTACATTTATTGTGGATGAATATCTGGAGAATTATCAATCACTTCATAATTGGATGACAGGAATTGGTTTTCCATCAAACAGGTCTGAGTTTAGAACACACAGAGATGTGACATCACTTGCTCCAGCTGGAGGGGAAACTCCTTCAGTTGATATTGTAGGTTCTGCAACGGCAGATAAGGCAATGTATTCAGATGCTTTTCTTATGATACTCTCCAATAAAAATAATCCTGTTTTGAATGTTGTATTTCAAAACATATTTCCTATTTCATTAGGTGGATTAGAGTTTACACAAGGCGCAACAGATGTTGAATATATGACTTCTACTGCATCTTTTGCATATCAAATCTATAAATTTGAGGGAGTCTAAGATTTAAACATTATATATATTCATGAGCAGATTTGGTAAGCTTTAACAGTTATCAAATCTTAGACTTAATTTCTGATGATGACTCGTTCGAACTCATCAGGGTCAATATATCAATGAGAGAAACCAAACTGCTCACTTTTTTTATTATGAGGTAATTATGGATTTAGAGACATTAAAAAATACTGCAAGAGAAGACCTTCCCGTAACTGATCAGGAACACATCGATCAGGAATCTTTTAAAAATCAAATGATAAAGCAAAAGTGGCTAGACTTCAAGGCAGATTTTGAACTGTTGTTGATCAAGGCTAAAACTGACCATCAGCAATTGTATCGCAAAAAATGGGAATATTATGGTGGTAAGGCGGATGCGAAGGTGTATGCTGCAAAACCCTTTGATATCAGGGTTATGAAGACAGACCTTGTAATGTATATTCAATCAGACGATGATATCCTTCGACTCCAAAATAAAATTGGTTATTACGAATCATGCGTTGACTATTGTAAAGGTGTAATGAAATCAATTGACAATCGTGGGTGGGACATTCGTAACGCAACTGATTGGAAAAAGTTTGAAGCTGGAATGATGTGATGCATACTAAGGAAGATATAGTGCATTATATTGAGTGTAAATTTACAGAAAATTATGTAAAATATTATACGAATGTGGTTAGTGATGATTTATGTTCAAAACTTATACGTGAAAATTTTGCATATAAACCATCTAGATATGCAACACATGATAGCGGTGCTCGTGTGAAGGATGACAGAGTTGATAGCAAAGATTTCTGGATATTCAAAGATAATACATATTACCAAGGTATTAAATCATGCTATGAAGATGTTGTTGAGAGATATCATTCAGACTTTAATTTATTCACCGCACAACACTTAACAGATTTCAGAGTCAGCAAATATGAAACTGGTGGTTTCATGTCAAAACATATTGATACCATTCACCACAGCCATGGGCAGGAGTGGGGATATCCACAGGTTACTGCATTGTTATTTTTAAATGATGATTATGAAGGTGGCGATATTATTATTGCTGGAAAAACTTTTCACACAAGTGTTGGTTCTGCATTAATTTTTCCATCCAACTTTATGTATCCCCATGAAGTCAATGAAATTACATCTGGTACGCGATATAGTGTCACTTGTTGGTTAATGTAGATGGTGAATGTAAAATCTTATAATTGTTTTCCAACAGTTATATCTCAGTTTTCTTTGAATGTAGAACATGCACCTATGATGAAACATGCACTTTTGTCATCCGACCAGTTACATGACGATAAAGTATTCAAATCTTTGGTGAACCGTATATTAGAAGCTACAACTTCGATTCTAGAAAAACAACAATATCAGTATGAAAAAATAGAGATAACAAATATGTGGGCAACCAAACTCAACAGTGGCGAGGCACATTCCCCCCATACACACTCAAATAATTTCTTGTCTGGGGTATATTATCTGAAAGCAGGAAACACCGCACCAATACAGTTTTTTGATCCTAGACCAGCTGCTCATGTGTTACAACCAAGAAACACTTCAAACTTTATAAACTCTAGTATGATTCAGTTTGATTCTGTAGCGGGTGTTGGATATATCTTCCCGTCTTGGTTATCACATTGGGTTCCGCCCACTAAAGAAGAACGTGTTAGTGTCTCTTGGAATATATTGTTAAGAGGCAATTACGGTGAGCCTGGAACATTACAAAATGCGTATATCTAAAAAGAATGAAGTATACTTAATACTTTCAGATTTGTCACCATCTGAGTCGCAAGAACTTACTAGCTTCTTCACATTTGAGGTTCCTGGCTTCAAATTTATGCCAACATATCGAAATAGAATATGGGATGGAAAGATACGACTCTTTTCTCCTGGCTCTGGAGAAATTTATGTAGGATTACTAGAATATATCAAGGGTTTCTGTCAGAGAAATGAAATAGATTATATATTAGAAGAGGGAGTTGAAAATGAGCGGAATATTATACGCGAAGTGGTTAGAAGTTACATCACATCACTCAAACCAAAATCTCATGGAAAGAGCCTTAAACTTCGTGAATATCAAATTGATGCTGTGCATCGAGCTATTGCCAGAAATCGTACTCTTATCGTTTCTCCTACTGCTAGCGGTAAATCGCTGGTTATTTACTCACTAGTTCGTTACTATCACATGATGGGGTTGAAAACTCTGATACTTGTTCCTACCACTT